ACAGATAATACTGGAGATGAATTAGTAGAAGGACCTGGAACAGGAACTTCAGATTCAATCCCAGCATTATTGTCAGATGGCGAATTTGTATTTACAGCAAAAGCTGTTAAGAATATCGGCATTGATAAATTAAGAAAAATGATGGCACAAGCTGAAGAAGCTTATGATGCTGGTATGGTTAATCAAGAAGAAACTGCAGAATTTGCAGTAGATGAAACCATAGTATAACAGAATTTAGAGTAGGTACTCTAGATAAACAAGCTACCTTCTATTTTTGTAATAGAAGCCCTTGTAGCTTCGTTTCAAATTAATCAACCTTTTTTTGCTACCTTCAGTAAAAGAAGCCCAAAGGAGGATTTTATGAATAAAGAGAACGAAGGAACAACTAATGAAGTCGAGGCGAATCCATATAATCGCAAAAAGTATTGGCATACGCCAGACGTAATGCCGAAGTCAGTACCAGATGCGGATAGTGGACCAGCCGAGCCTGACCCTGAGAAGAAGACAGGATTTGACTACGCAAGTATGACTACAACAAATAGTCCGAACCCAAATGTCTTATCACCTTCTTCTACAGCTACTTCGGATAAGGTCGAAGATTCACCATTAAGTAATGTTGAAGCTAAACCTTATACAAAAGTTGACTATAAAAAAAGATATGATGACCTAAAGCGTTATTATGATAGGAAACTTGGTGAATGGAGTAATAAAGAAGGAGACCTCAAAGCACAGCTTCGAGATAACCGACCTAAGTACACCCCACCTAAAAGTGCTGATGAACTTAGTGCTTTTAAAAAAGATTACCCTGACATTTATGGCGTGGTGGAAACTGTATCTCACTTGCAATCTCAAACAGAGATGAAAGGTTTGCAGGAAGAAGTTAACTCTTTGAAAAAAGCTAACACAGCTTTATCACAGAGAGAAGCTCAATTAGAGTTATCGAAATTTCATCCAGACTTTAATCAAATTAAAGAATCAGATGATTTTCATAATTGGGCAGACACACAACCCATGGAAATTAAGAAGTGGGTTTATGAGAATACTTCAGATGGTAAACTTGCTGCAAGAGCAGTCGACCTGTATAAGAAAGACCGAGGACTTGGATTAGATAAAAAAGCCACAGAAGATAAAAGAGTTACTCAAGGTGCTGATTTGTTAGTTAAAACTAACGAACAAATTCAACCACCAACGAATAATAAAGTTATCTTTAAAAGTTCTGACTTTGAAAAAATGTCAGACGCTGAGTTTGAAAGAAATGAGAAATCTATTCTGATGGCTCAGAGAGAAGGTAGAATTACTAAAGATTAGTAAAACTACTATTTTTATCAACCAAACAAAAAGGAGTCATAAATTATGGCAAATTTTGCAGGTTCAAGTACTACTAACTTTGGTGGAGAAACTCCATCAGGTGACGAGGCTAACGCCTTTTGGGTACCTCAAATATACTCGAAAAAAGTTCAAATAGCACTACGTAAAGCATCTGTTGCAGAAGCAATCTGTAACACAGACTATATGGGTGAAATTAAAAACTTTGGTGACACAGTTAATATAGTAAAAGAACCACAAATAACAGTAAGTGATTACACTAGAGGTCTTGCGACTTCAGCTACAGCACTTACTGACGAAGAGCTTGTTCTCACAGTAGACCAAGCTAAATACTTTCAATTCGCACTAGATGATATTGAAAAGAGATTTTCACATATCAATTTCCAATCAGTTGCATCAGACAATGCAGCATACAAGCTAAGAGATGCTTTAGACAGTAATGTCTTTACATATCTAGGTCTTGATGCTTCATCTATCGGTGCTACTAGACAAGGAAGTACAGCCACGCCTGACAGCATTGGTTTTACTAGTCCGCAAATTGACCCTTTAAATGAGATGAGTCAAGCCTCTTTTTTTCTCGACAGACAAAATTGCCCTGAAGAGGGTCGTTGGTTTGTTGGAGCACCTGAGTGGTATGATGCTTTAGCTAACACATCTTCTAAACTATTATCAGTAGATTACAACGCTGGTAAAGGTAGTCTTAGAAATGGATTAGTTGCAAGTGGTCTCGTTAGAGGTTTCCAAATGTATAAATCAAACAATCTAGGAACAAACGACTTAACAAGTGCGTCACCTGCTGGGACTGCAACTGCTCCTGTGGCATCATGGGGTCAGATGAGTGCTGTTTCACTAGCAACGCAATTGAAGATTGTTGAAAGTCTAAGAAGTACAACTACTTTCGCAGATATCGTAAGAGGACTTATGGTATTCGGAAGAAAAGTTCTTAGAAATGACATTGTTGGAAGAACAATTTACGTTATAGCCTAATTTATTAGTCTTTACGTTATTGTTAGTATTAAACCTAACACCTAGATAGGGGGTTGAAATATACCCCCTGTCTTTTAAACAAAGGATTAATTATGGAAAAGATAAAAGCACAAGTTAAACATATATGGACCGACCATAAAAAATGGGTTATCGGTGTAGTAGTTGTTGTTGTTATTGTTATTATAGCTACTTAATCCAAAAGGAATTATTTAAATGGCAAAGACTTATTTAGCTTTAACTAACGAATTGTTAGTCGAGATGAATGAACCAGAAGTATCAGCTATTTCAAGTGGCGTAGGAGTACAAAAGCAAGTTGCTAATTGTGTTAACAGAGCTTACTTTGATATAGTAGATGCTGTTGATGATTGGTCTTGGTTAAGTACAGCAGAACCTGATGACCCTTATTATGGAAATACAACTATTCCAACAGTTGTTGGACAAAGATGGTATTTATCAAAAGCTGGTTCTACAGGTGTAGATGGTGATTTTGATTCAGTAAATTGGGATATGTTTACTCTTGTAAATACTGCTTCACCTTATACAATTAATAAATTAGCTTTTACAACTTTAACAGTTTGGAGAAATAGCTACGCAAAAGCAGAAGAAGCTGATGCTAGAACTTCTCAATATGGAGTACCATTAAGAGTTATAAGAAGTTCTGATGGTAGAAGATTTGGGTTATCTCCTATACCTGATAAAGTTTATAATATACATTTCTTTGCATATGATAGACCAACTGCTTTATCTGCAGATACAGATGAAGTGGCATTTCCAGAACAATATAAAACAGTTTTATTAGCAAGAGCTAGATATTATATTTATCAATTTAAAGATAATATAGCTCAATCACAATTAGCATTAGATGAATATAAAAAAGGATTACAGTCTATGGCTGATAATTTAAATTCACCACAACCACAATATATGTCAGATGTAAGATTTACATATCTGTTACCATAAGGAAAATTTAAATGCCAACACAAGGAGCTTCCATTACAGTTGCAGGAGGTTTAGATTTAGTTTCAAGTGCTCATGCATTATTTAGAACACCTGGAGCAGCAACTATTTTACAAAACTTTGAATCAGCTACAACAGGTGGCTATCGAAGAATAAATGGTTTTACAAAATGGGGTGGGGTAAGTTCAACCAGTCCAAGTGGTACAACTACAGATGCTATAAACGGAATTGTTCCATATGCTAATGGAGTTATTGCTTGTCAAGGTAATAATATTTATTGGAGTACAGATGGTATTACTTGGCTTCAAATTAATAAAGATACTTATAAAAGTTTAACTGGTACAGTTGCAGTAACTGCAAGTTCAGCAGCAGTTGTTGGAACTGGAACATCATTTACAACTGAGTTAGCTGTAGATGATAGAGTAAAAATTAATAGTATTACATATAGAGTTTTATCTATTACCGATAATACAAATTTAACATTAGATATTGAAGTTGTTTCTACTGCTAGTGGTCAAACTATTTATAGAAGTGGAATGATAGCTAGTGAATTATCAGGTGCTACAACAATTGCAAGAACTAATCAAGTTAATAATCAGTTTGCTAAATATGAATCGCAAGGTGCTTATGGAACTTTATATATTGTTGATGATGTTAATAAAATAGCTGAATTTCAAATTACTAAATCAGGTGGTGTATATAGTTATTATTTTGAAGAAGTAGATAGGTCAGCTCCAGTTAATCCTTCAAGAGCTACGATTTTTTCAGAACGATTAGTTGTAGCTGGACAATCAGTATCAACAAGTACTGTTGCTTATAGTAGCCGCTTAAAACCTTATGATTTTGAAGCTACTGGTTCAGGAGCAATTGATGTTGGAGATATAATTGTAGGTGTTAAAGTCTTTAGAAATACTCTTATTATATTTTGTAAAAATAGTATATTTGAGTTGACAAGCCTTGATTCTGACCCTATACTTAAATCTATAACCAAAAATATAGGTTGTATAGATGGAAATACAATTCAGGAAATTGGTGGAGATTTAATATTTATAGCACCTGATGGATTAAGAACAGTTGCTGGAACAGCTAGAATTGCTGACGTTGAAATCGGTTCTGTTAGTAGAAAAATCTTACCTTTAATAAATGACCTTTTAGATAATATTGCTGATTATACTCTTGCAAGTATGGTTATTAGAGAACGAAGTCAATACAGATTATTTTACTTTCAATCAGGTCAAGCAGATGCAAGTCAAAAAGGAATTATAGGAACATTTAAATTTGATGAACAGGGAATCCCTGCTTTTGAATGGAGTAATACAAAAGGTTTAGTCGTTAAGACTTGTACTTCAGATTTAAATACTTCTAATGAAGAAGTGAAATTTAGTGCAGATGAAAGTGGATATGTTTATTTGCATGATAGTGGAAATAATTTTAATGGTGAAAATATTAGTGGAGTATTTCAAACACCAGATATGGATTATGGTGATAATGGTTTAAGAAAAAGTCTCTATGCTGTTAAAGCAAATATTAAACCAGAAGGAGTACAAGACGATTTAAAATTAAGAATTAGATATGATTTTGAATCTTCAGATGTTCCCCAACCTGGTGTATTTAGTGTTGGTACTTTAGCTGCGACATCTTTATATGGAGGTGCTGCATATGGAACAGGAACTTATGGTGCAGTAACTTTACCAAGTAAAAGAATGTTAGTAATAGGAAGTGGTTTTTCAAATAGTTTTAGATTTTATAGTAATGATACGAATGCTGCATATGCAGTTAATGGATTATTTGTATCATTTATAGCAGGAGGAAGAAGATAATATGGCAGGTTATGTACGACAAAGTTCAGCCGAAATAGCTGATGCTCTTACAATTGAAGCTGTTGATTTAAATAATGAATTTAATGATTTAGTAGCAGCTTTTAGTAATACTTCAGGACATAAACATGATGGCACAGCAGCCGAAGGTCCTGTTATTGCTGTACTTGGAGATTCAGGTGTAGCTACGCCATTAAATAAAATTTTAGTTGATACTGCAAATAAACATATAGAATTTTATACAGATGTAAGTTCTGCAGCAGTTCAACAATTAAGAATTCAAGATGGAGCAATCGTTCCAATTTTAACTAATGATATAGATTTAGGTACAGCTTCTTTAGAATTTAAAGATATACATATTGATGGAACTGCAAATATTGATACTTTAGTTATTGGTACTTCAACTGGTGTTACATCTGTTGATACAGATTTAACTTCTGCTTCAGCAAGTGATGATACTTTAGCTTCTGCTAAAGCAATTAAAACTTATGTAGATTCAGTACCTGTCGGAGACCTAACTGCTATTGTTGCAGGAAGTGGTTTAACTGGTACATCTTTATCAGGACCCATACCAACTCTAAATGTAATTGGCGGAACAGGTATTACTGCAAATGCAGATGATATAGCAATTGATGCGACAGTTGTTGCTACATTAACAGGTTCTCAAACTCTTACAAATAAAACTCTTACAACTCCAATTATTTCTAGTATTTCAAATACTGGAACAATAACTTTACCTACTTCAACAGATACATTAGTTGGTAAAGATACTACAGATACTCTTACAAATAAAACATTAACAAGTCCAGTTCTTAATACAACTATTAGTGGAACAGCTTTTAAAGATGAAGATACTATGTCTTCTAATTCTGCAACTGCTGTATCTTCACAACAATCTATTAAAACATATGTTGATACTCAAGTAGCAACTATACCAGTTGGAGATATTACTTCAGTTGTTGCAGGAAGTGGTTTAACAGGTGGAGGAACATCAGGTGATGTTACTTTAAATGTTATTGGTGGAACAGGTATTACTGCAAATGCAGATGATATTGCAATTGATAGTAGTGTTGTTACATTAACTGGAACTCAAGCTTTATCAGCTAAAACATTAACTAGCCCAGTTTTAAATGGAACACTTAGTGGTACAGCATTTTTAGATGACGATACTTTAGCAGATGATTCTGCTATAGCAGTTGCATCTCAACAATCTATTAAAGCTTATGTAGATTCTCAAGCCCATTCTGTTACTCCAAGTAGTACAACTACATTTACAAATAAAACAATAGATGCAGATGGTACTGGAAATAATATTTCAAATATTGATAATGCAGATATTAAAGCTTCGGCAGCTATTGATGCTTCAAAGATTGCAGATGGTTCAGTAAGTAGTGCAGAGTTTCAAAGACTAGATGGATTAACTTCAGATATTCAAACACAATTAGATTTAAAAGCAACTTTAGCTTCTCCAGATTTTACTGGAAATCCTACAGCTCCTACACAATCAGCAAGTGATAATTCAACTAAACTTGCAACAACAGCTTATGTTGATGGTCAAGTTGCAACAGAAAATGAATTATCAGAATTAAATGATGTAACGATTGCAGGTATTGCAGATGCTAATTATTTAATTTATGATAATGCTGCAAGTGTTTGGAAAAATAAAGCGATAAGTGGTGCTTTTACTTCTGATAATTTAGGAGTAACAACTTTATCTGCTTTAATAGATGCTACAAAAATAGCAGATGGAACTGTAACAAATACAGAATTCCAGTATATTAATACTTTGAGTTCTAATGCACAGACTCAAATAGATACGAAAGCTACTGCAGGTTTTGCTGTAGCTATGGCGATTGCCTTGTAGTTTACAACATGGCAAAAATATGGTATAATTAGGATAACAAATGGCTCAAAATTTTCAAAGAACATTAAATAATAATATCACTCTCTTAGCTTCTCCTACAGAACTAAGAGCAGCTACTACAACAAATGATGCAATCATAGGTGTTAGATGTACTAATACTTCTGGTATATCAGTAGATGTTACTGTCTATGTAAAGAAAAGTTCAGTAAACTATTACATTATCAAAGATGCTCCCATCCCTACAGGTGGAAGTTTAGAATTAATTGATGGTGGTTCAAAAGTTGTATTACAAACTGGAGATTCAGTTGAAGCTTATGCTTCAGCAGCAACTTCAATTGATATTATTACAAGTGTTGTTGATTCAATTAGTACATAATATTAAGGATAATATAAATGGCATATGTTGGTGCAACTCCTGCACGAAAAGCTTTAACTTCTAGTGATATTTCAGATGGTATAATTACTGCTGGAAAAATTGCTACTGACGCAGTTGAAACTGTAAAGGTTAAAGATTTAAATGTTTCTACAGCAAAGTTAGCTGCTGATGCAGTTACAAATGCTAAAACAGAATTTACACCTGGATTAGAAATCAAAGGTGATGGAAGTTCTGCGGCTGGTAAGTTAACTTTAAATTGTGAACAAAATACTCATGCAGTTCATATTGAAAGTCCTGTTCATTCAGCAGGAGCTACATATACTTTAACACTCCCTACAGGAGTTGGAACAGATGGTCAAGTTTTAGCAACAGATGGAACAACTTCAAATCAATTAACTTGGGTAGATGCAGTAGAAACAAAACCTACTGTAACTTCAGTAAGTGCAATCATACCTCCAAGTGTTGCAACAAGTGTAACTATTACAGGAACAAATTTTGCAACTGATTCTACTCATGTACCTATTGTAGAAGCTGTAAGTTCAACAAATGCATACACAAGAGCTTCAGTAGTTTCTTGGGCAAGTTCAACTTCTATCTCGGCAACCTTCGATTTACCTCTTGGAGATTACCGAGTTAGAGTAGAGAATCCAGATGGTAATGCTGGAATGTCAGCTACCGCAATTTTACAATCAAGTTCAGCTCCTGTTTGGACAACTGCCGCAGGTTCTTTAGGAACTTTTGCAGCAGAAGCAGCTATATCAGAAACAGTTGTAGCTACTTCAGATAGTGCAATTACTTATGCAAAAACTTCAGGAACTTTTCCTGGTGGTGTTACATTAGCAACTGCAACAGGAATTATAAGTGGAACAGAAACTGGAAGTTCAGCAACAACTACTTATACTTTTGATATAACTCCAACAGATGCAGAATCTCAAGCTGGAGCAGCAAGAGAATTTACAATAACAATTTCTCATGGTGGAACAGGTGGAGGACAATTTAATTAGGATTTTATTATGGCAAGTACAATAATA